CATCAAATCTTAATTGGAATGGTAGATTTTCTGCCAAATAAAACCCCTCGTCAAATGTCTCTACTTGATTTTGTAACGCCCTTGATTTATCAAAACCAATTTTTATTAAATCATTTGATATGTTATGATTGGCAATATATTCATCAACTTCAGTATCAGAATTTAGCCCAATCGTTTTTAAATTGGGTAAATCTCGATACATAAATTTAATATTGTTTTCAAAATGTTTATAACAAAATATCGTTATCTCCCCAAATTGTTTGTAGTAATAACGGACCAAACCATTACAGGTAAAATGGTCCCCTAATCCCATATGATGATAAACATACTTCATACTAACTAACGTGATTGTGTGTTATTCTTCCAGTAATTCTATCACACCACCCTTTTGATTCCGAGTGAGGCCATACAACCCAATAATCAGGTAATGCATCGGTTTGAAATTCTCTCCAAATTTTACAATAACCATCAGGGTCTCTTAACATATTTGTAATCTCCCCTTTATCGGCATCTTTTCTAAATAAAGTTTCATCTTTATTATTGTGGAAAGCGACCACCCAAAAATCATAATCTTTTTCAGGAACACTTGAGTACCCAACGTCAATACAATGTTTAAAGACCATACAAAAACTATTTTTCCATTCCTCTTCAGTTTCAAAATTATAAGGATTTGGTGGATATCCTTTATCTAAGGTATGTTTATCAATCGCTCTTTTTTCAAAAAGAAGACCTGAGTATTTTTCATATTCTGTCAAGGTTCTAACAGGTCCAAATCCATAAGGTCCGTCATGACCTTCTTGAACCTCTCCGTCCATACCAAATAATTTTCTATTTGTATGATGAGAGTGTTTGTTTTTTTCACCCCAACTTTTATCATCATCCCATTGTTTTGTTCTACCCTTACGAGTATATTCGTGAAATACGATAGGAATATGTGGGTGAAATAAATCATAACCCCAAGTATACGCTCTAGCTGCGATTGAAATTTCTTCACCATGAAAATAATATTCAGGGTTGTGTTGTACTTCAATTGAAAAAGCTCCTAAAGTAAAACAGAAGTGAGCGGAATAAAATCTTGCAGTTACCGGTTTTTTTAATTCTTTCCATCCCGGAATAGTTTCAGGTAAGAAGAAAACAGCACCTTCAGGAATAAATCTATCAAAAACCATTCTCCATGGTTCATTAACTCTACCTGCTGGGTCATTTTCAGGGTCAAAGGATGGGACGTAACCCGTAAGTAGAGGCTTTTCGTATCCATCCTTCTGTAACCCTTTAATCATTTTAATTAATATGTCATCCCAATCTTTAACAAATCTCATATGAGAGTCAATTTGAAGTGTGTAAGTTTCACCTTCATAAAGTTGTTGTGTTAGGTTTCTTGCCCAACAAACCCCTTTTGATTCTTCATGGGGAATATCTAATATTCTAAATCGTTTGTCGTTTCTATATTCTTCTAATTTATCAAACCCGTCTTCTTCACTAAATTGTCTTGCAATCCCAAATGTGATGTTTTTAGGTTTTTTGGCATTTGCCAACATATCTTTGATTGTTGGTTCTAATTGTGGGTCTCTATACGACGCGATTTGAACAAATATCTTCATACTAATACTTTTTAGTGTAAAAATAAAAAACCCCCGAGATAAGTCGAGGGTTTTTAAAATATATTTTAAATTAAAATGTTATACACATCCATTAGGGTCAGAGAAAGTAATTTCACCTGAACCACCTGTCACCTCAAAAGTTGCGGTTCCATTAGAATACCAACCATTAGGTACTGCGTCAGTTAAAGGTATACCGGCAGTTTCGTATAAGAATTCGCCAACATTAGGTCCAATACCACCTGCAACTGTTCCGTAGATTGTTGTTGGGGATGCACTATATGCAATACACGCATCATTTCCTGTCGCACCTGTACCTAAACTATATGTGTAATAAGCGAATGTTGGTGTTGGTGATGACGTAGTTGTTGGTGTATTAGTTGGTGTTGTAGTATTTGTAGGTGTGTTAGTCGGTGTTGAAGTAACTGTTGGTGTAGGTGTTAATGTTTGACATAACGCAAATCCACCTGTTTCATTTCCACTAACCAATTGAACTATTGTCTGAGAGTAATTATAATACCCTGTCAATACTCCTGTATTTGGTCCTGAAATCGTATCATAAAACACTGTGTTTTGGTCAAATAAAGATTGTTCACCATAAATGGTCATACTTGGATTTGATTGTCCACAAGCTCCATCATATGTTGACGCTGAATAAACAGTAAACGCAACTCTATTACCTGTCGGAGTTGGTGTACTTGTAGTAGTATTAGTAGGTGTTTGAGTTAATGTTGGTGTATTAGTTGGTGTTTCAGTATTTGTTGGAGTCACCGTTTGTGTTGGTGTCTCTGTATTTGTTGGTGTTTGAGTTGGTGTTTCCGTATTTGTTGGTGTAGGTGTTTGTGTTGGGGTTTCGGTATTAGTTGGAGTTTGTGTTTGTGTTTGAGTAACACTTGGTGTTGGTGTGTTTGTTGGTGTACCTGTATTTGTTTGAGTTGGGGTTTGTGTGTTAGTTGCAGTAACAGATGGTGTTGGTGTTGTTGTTGGTGTTGGAGTTAGCGTTGGAGTTTGTGTTGCCGTTGCACTTACTGCTGGGAACACACCTAAATTAACTAAAGATACCGTATTACTAAATGATGGGGCGATTGAATATGTGTTATCAATCAACCAAATATTTTTTGTTTGATTTGGGTTCAATTCAACCTGATATTCCCATAGAGAGTCATCACATCTTCTATAGTTAAAGTTCACTAAAGTAGAACCAGTGTTTGTTAAAGTATATTTACTACAAGCCATGTTATTTCTGTTTAAATATAAATACTATAATAGTATTGATTTTATTGTTTTTTATTAAAATTTATTTTATGCACAAGCAATACAACTACCACCAAAACTATACAAACCTCCTGATGCGGTAACACTTCTTCTATAAGAACCATCACCAATCCAATAACTACCATTAGATAATATTGTAGTAGATGTTATTGTTGATGACGAGCATAAGTCAAGACCATCTAATACGACATTTTCAAAAGAGTCGGAACTAACACATACGGGATTAGTAGAATAATAGTAATTAACCAATGGTGTTGGAGTGTTAGTTGGAGTTGGTGTATTTGTTGGCGTACTCGTGTTGGTTGGCGTCGGTGTTTGAGTATTAGTTAATGTTGGGGTAGGGGTTGGTAAACAAATTGATGTTGATACTATTGTTGCCCCTGTTGTACATCCAATCCCACAACCACTACTTAATTCATATTCAATCCCATCAATTGCATACCATCCTGATGGGTCACCTGTGTTTGGACCACTTGGGTCAGAGAAAAATGCTGTACTTGCACTAAACACAGGGTTATTACCCCATATTGTGGCAACTTGTGGGCAATCACAAACAGTCCCACTGTTTGATTCACTATGACAAATACTGTTAAATTCATATCTAACAGGTTCTGTTGGTGACGGAGTTATTGTTGGTGTATTAGTAGGTGTTGAAGTATTTGTTGGTGTGTTAGTTGGCGTTGTTGTTGGAGTTGAAGTGATAGTCACTGTTGGAGTTGGCGTTGGTGCTAAAACATCTAAACTATAAGTGTATCCGTATGTTGGAACATAGCAATTGTACGTCCCGTAAATATATTCTGAAATATAATTAAATGGAAACACTTGGGTCCCAAGATTTATCGTTCCACCTGATTGAGGTAAAAACGTCACATTTGTGGTTAAACCACTTAAATTATCACTTAAAATTCTTATTCCGATTGCCATATCAATAAATACTCAATTTTTCTTATTTTATTTTTTTTAAAAACAAAAACCTTCATTTATAATTAATGTCCCGGATAGTTGTATAAATTTTGCACCATCTGATATTGTAAAATTGGTATTAACCGGTGGTATTGTTAATAATCTATTACCATAAACATGGTCACCAACAATAAGTTGGGTGAAAGGTTTTGTTGAATATACCGTAACATTTGATGGGCTTGCAAATGAATTTATCGATTCACAAACGTTTTGATACCACCCACCGGTCCTTAAATTTTGAATGTAAATTGGTTGGGGGGTATTTGATGGTGTTGCGGTATTTGTTGGGGTTGGTGTTGGTGTCATAGCTGTTGGTGTCACACTAACGGTTGGGGTGATTGATGGTGTGATTGTTGCGGTTGGAGTACTTGACGGACATAACCCGGCGTAATTTATTGTAATTGGAGCCCCATAATTTTCTTGAACTAAATCTTGGGCACAAACATACTGCGTTTCCAAAGGATTAATTGACGACACACTAACAATATCAGTACATCCTGTCCATTTATAATACCCTATTTCAACATTATTATAATTGGTTATTCGGTAATAATTACAATCTAATGACGGCATAGTTATACTTGTGTTATTGATATCGCTATTGAAGGAGAAGATGGTTTAATCGGTAATGGTTCTGTCTCTGAAGGGAATGACTCGAATATTATTAAATTATTTGATGTTGCCCAAACAAGTTCGAAATAATCTCCAGCACCTAAATCTTGGATGAAATTCCATCCGGCAATTTGTCTTGAATCAATCACATTTAAACCAGCGTAGATATCTCCACGAGAAGCTTCAATATCTTCACCATTAACTCTTAACCAAATAGATATAACTGTTGCGGAACTTCCACTAACTCTACTTATTTGTGATGAAAATTGGACATTATAAGTCCCTGCCGATTGTGCCATAAATTTAGAATTATCAATCACATCAAACCCAACAGAGTAAGCGGTTGTTTCAGCGCTCATAGCATAAGCATCATCCAAAGTCCCTGTTACTCCTTGAGTTACTTCAGAATAGTAACTAGCATACACATTCCCGGTGGCAATGTTTGGTGTTTTAATTTGGTAAGTTGTACCCGATATTTCAACTACAAATGCAGCATCTGTCGTGATATTAGTTATTTCCGGTAATTCGTTAATAGTTTTTCCTGTTATCATAATATTTTATTTTTTTTTTAATTAAAACTTAAATAAGTTCCATTCCCAAGAGAAATGTATTCATCAGGGACATTAGTTAATATTGGGTCATTAAAATCATAATTTGGACCTATTATTTCATAGTACAAATCATTATTTGGTATTGAAAGATAGTATAAGTCATTGTCCGGAATAAACGTGTAAGTCAAATCATTCGCAGGAATCACAATTCTACAATCCTTACAATCAGGATTTAACAATCCATATTTGAATTTAAGTAAATTAAAATTGTGTTTGATTTGTGAAGCATTTAATGGTTCGGTATACATCCTAAATGCGCTTATATCACCAATCATACTACCTCCGAATATCTCTTCTAATCTGATGTTAGTTGTTAATCCTGAATATTCTGTGTGATTAAGGTCATTTGTAGTTAAACATTCCGGGTCTTGTTGATAAACAATATCATCTACAGTTGGAGGACATCCTCCTGAAAAAGTTAAGTTATCATGAAGACCTTGAGTTCCACCACCTAACGATATATTATAACCCACACCAATTTGTTTTTCCTTTGGGGTGTCTAATAATCGTGGTATGATTTCTTCAAAGTTTTCAGCAACCATGAACAATTTACCATTAACATAGAATTTCATTGTCCCTAATCTAAACTTTTCCTCCGCGGTCCAATTATCATTGAATGTTACAACTTCAGTCGTTGCCGGGTCGTACTTCTCTTCGTGAGTGATTGGTGGTTCAATTAAACTAATACTATTGTTTGCTGTTGTCGCGGTATAAATTTCTTTAACAATTAACCCAAGACCTCCTTTAATATTTAAATCACAGGTATCAAACCATTCGTTTCGTTGGAATACGGCATCTATTTGAACCCAATGTTCAACATTTGAATATGTTGTGCCACTGCAGTCATCAAAGATTCCTCTTGTTGAACACCATTCAGTAACCGATGTTCCGGTTGTATATGTAACCCCTGTTAAGCAAGTTCCTGTCGTTTCACACCCACCCGTAATTCGATATGTTTTAACACATAATCTTGGACTTCCAGTATCACCACTCAATCTCAAAGATAAAGCATTTGAAACACCATCATATAATGGGTCTGTTTCCGGATATTGAGCAGTTACTCCACAAGAACACGGACAACCACAAGCACAATTATATGATGTCCCTCCTGATTGTTGATAAACTTTTAAACAGTCATGAGGATTACTACCTAATAAACTACAAGCACAAGTCTCCATACAAGTTAAACCTGAAGTAACTCTTGTATAACCTGAATCTTGTTTTGGAGAACCATCAGGATAGTGATAGAATTTGTTTTCCGCTCTCGCACCCATATAAAAGAATGTTCCTTTATTATTTGGGTATCGAGAATTTAAACCAACAGAAGTGTCCCCTGTCCATCTATATTTTAACATAAATTCCGCGCTCCAACCTAAACTAGGTCTTTCAGGGAAAATTTGGTAATCATAACCAGCAACTTTATAAAATCCTTGGAAAAACCCACCGTCCAATCTAGCAACATATCCAATATCACCTCCGGCATTGGTGTAAGATAAATCATACGAATATGAATCATCATTCCATAATCTATTTTGAGATGTTGTAAACCCAGTAATTGGGTGCATTTTCATCCTTCTATCGTATTTGTATCTACTAAATTTGTCTGATTGTGACGTATAAAGTCCTGTGTTAATTTGAATTGTTTCACCAGACATATGTTTTACCAAACCATTATCAATACCTGTTAACCCGACATCACATAAGTCCGTTATTATAGGACAAAAATTTGGGTCAGTATCCGTAGGGTTCCAATAATTTTCAGACACAATAGTATCATAATCAAATGTACACGCACTTGTCGTACATAAAGTGGTACCTGAACTATCAAAATTAAATTTAAATGGCATTCTGTTACCATCCAATTCTCCAATTAGTAAAGGTGAGAATACAACCTCTTGGTCGTAATCTTTTTCGTCCGAAGCAAGACAAATGTCCGTGATTTCATTCGCCGGTTTTAGACCCCATCGTCTAAAATTATACTGATTAATGTTTTGATATGCCATATACAATTGATAAATACCTTGATTCGTAGTATTTATATTTAAAAAGAATAGATGATTAGCTTAGATACAGAATTTTATTCATCACCTTATTATTTTCTTATTAGAGATAAGGGGGATAAATATTCCTTATATTTCTCTGTAGAGGAAACTTTAACTGAAGCTCGTAAAAAAGACGAGGTAATCCACTTTGATAAAAAGAAAGGTAAAAAAGTTAAAAATTATTTGGAAAAAACCGTAAAAGACAAAAAAAAGAAATCAACCAAAACACTTAAAACTGATTTGGAAGAATTGGTGAATTCGGATGGTGCTATGTCAAACTCGGCAATCCCAATTCTTGACCCAAAACTTCACCCAAAGAAAACTATGGACCAAACAATCTCTATGGCTCGTATAACAAACGACCCTATCGCTCGTGGTTATAGAACATATTATGGTGAGTCAGTTGAAGAAATTGAAGAAATTGATATGTCGGGTGCGTTTGGATACGAAGAAACCGAAGACATGGACGGTAAAGATACTTTTGAATATTTGGTTAACGATATGGGTATGGAACCTGAAGATGCCGAAGAAAGAACTAAACAAAAGGGACAAGACCCAACAGGTAAGAAAGATAAAAAATCACCTTATTATAAGGACCCAAATTTCATAACAAGAGCAACTCTATCTGAAATACAAAAACAAAAAGCAATTAAAGTTGTTGAGGATTTATTGGTTAAGAAAAAATCATCTGATAACGCCGATGTTACAAAGAAAGACCTTGAAACATCAAGAATGTTAAAAAGGAATTTATCTGTATTAAAAAAACAAGCAGAGAAAGAAGGTATTTCTGTCTCTGAATTAATTAAAATGTTAAAGAGTGAATAAGGACCTATACAATTCACCCAAAGGTGAAATCGAATTTCCAAAAGACAAACAGGAACATATGAAAAAATGTTTCCTTATGGTTAAAGGTGCCGATGAAAATACTGAGGGATTCAACAGAAATAAAGAATTACAAAAACAAAATTTTATCGATTACAAACAACTAAAAAGAATTAAAAACTTTTTTGATAATTTTATTGGTAATCAAAATGAACCTTCATTTATTTTAAATGGTGGTGTCCTTATAAAAAATTGGGTTAACGATGAACTTCGTAAAATGAGAGAATTTGGAGACTTAACCAAACGAAATAAAAAAGATTCTGGGATGCAAAACGCATTCATCAAACCTCACGAGAAAAAGGATTTTACTAATGTAAGAAAATCTCAAGAACATTCTAAAACTGTTGAACGATATGATGAAGCAGTTACGAATACCTTGAAAAGAATAAATGAAATAATGTTAAAATTATAATTATGGCTAACGAAATTACAATCGACTTATCACAAAATGTTGAGAACAACCTTACCGCTATTGCTGAAATGGAAAGAGCTAAATTAATACCTAAAAATGATTACAACGCCGCGGGTAATGAATATTCTTCGGTGAATAGAGATGCTGTCGCTGATGGTGACTCAATGGGTAGAGGTACTGGTGCATTCCTTGACGTATACAACGTTAATGCTGGGACATCAACAGACGTTGTCGAAAGAAAAAATGAAATTAAAATAAACAAGTTTAATTCATCAAACACTTATCCGAACTTTCAATTATAATGAAATTACAAGAATCTCTTAAAGGACTAATATTAGAAATTGCTTCTATTGAAAGTGTTGTTGACTCAATCAAAAAGAAACAAGTTGTCGTATTATATTATACCGGTGACGCTCCGGGTGGTGATGGTTTAAGGACCATCGAACCTGTGTGTCTTGGTGTTAGTAAGGCTGGTAATAAAGTTTTAAGAGCTTGGGATTACGAAGGAGCTTCTCACACGGCAACTATCGGCACACAACCATTACCCGGATGGAGACTTTTTAGATTAGATAAGATAACATCATATAAACCAAACGGACAGGTGTTTAATGAAATGAGGCCAAACTTTAACCCAAACGGTGATAGAAGTATGGTTTCTATAATCACTTTAGCCAATTTTGGACAACCGGCACAACCATCAATAATACCACAAGATTTACAACAACCTCAACAAACACCTGAAACACCACAACCAAACAATGACGCAATTATTGACAGAACCATTAATTCATTAACAGACGAATTTACACAGAAATATGGTGAAGGTGGATTTGATTTATCTAAATCGGCTGAAGCATTCAAACGAATCTACTCAGCAATAGAATCAGAAACCGGTAATAAATTAACAGACGCTGAAAAAGCATCTTTAAGAACAACAATAACAAACAAATTACAAAAATAATTTTAACCTTATAATGACAAAATCATAAAATCGTTTATGATTATATTAAAATTCAAAACTTATGAGTGATTTAATGCAAAAATTAGCAATGTCAAATGCTAAAGCCCTTATGAACCAAACAGATAGTCCAAAAAGAATGGACTCATCATCACAATCAATGGTTCAAGAATTTGATATGCCAAATGTAAAATATAACATACCACAAGAATTTTTACAAGAAAATTCTCAACAACCACCACAACCATATCTTTCATCATTACCTGTTGAAAATACTAAACCAGTTGGTTTACCTACTGTTGATGCAATTAAAAACTCAAAATTACCGGATGAAATCAAAAAATTAATGATGGAACATCCAATTGCACAACCAAATCAAGCACCAACAATGACAATGTCTGACGAGTTAATCGAAAAATCAAGAAGATTAATGGGTAATAGTGAAGGGAATTACATTCCCGAATCTGCGAAACCAAAATCTGCTCCGACACAACAATCGCAACCAACACAAAACACAGGAATTGATTACAAATTAATTCAAAAAATGATTAACGAGGCTGTTACTAAATCATTAAAAGAAAATGGTTTAATTGCTGAAAGTTCAGAAAAATCTAACGAAACGTTTAGTTTTAAAGTTGGTAAACACGTATTTGAAGGTAAAGTAACAAAAATTAAAAAATTGTCTTAACGACTTTCTTTCTATGACATAAATTATTATATTTTAGTGAATATAATAAATAACTATGTCAAAAATAAAAGTATTAGTCGTACCATCCGACAGAAGCGGAGTTGGTAAATTTAGGTCAGTTGACCCTCACATTTTCTTACAAAATCTTTATGGTGATGATTTTCATATTGATATCATCTATGACCCGTCGTATGACGATATGAACTTTTGGAAACAATATCAAATTGTTAGTTTCCACAGAAGTATTGGTGCGGATTTTGAAAAGGCCCACGAATTAATCCAAAAGTTAAATACTATGGGTATTGTAACTGTTTGTGACATCGATGATTATTGGATGCCCGGTAAAGAACACCCAATTCATGATATTATTAAGTTTAATAAGATAAATGAAAAAATAACCGCAAACCTTAAGGTTGCCAAATACGTTACCACAACAACCACATTATTTGCAGAGGAAATTAGCAAATACAATAAAAATGTTTTTGTATTACCAAACGCTATTAACCCTAATGAACCACAATTTAAAGAACCAACACCAGAATCCGATAGACTTCGATTTGGATGGTTAGGGGGCTCATCCCATTTACACGACATTCAAATACTAAATGAAGGGTTTAATAAATTAACAAAATATCAAGATAAGGTACAATATGTTCTTTGTGGTTTCGACACTAGAGGTACAGTAACTGAAATCAATTCTCAAACCGGAGAACACATAAAACGAAATATTAGACCCGAAGAAACTGTTTGGGCACAATATGAAAAAATCTTTACACAAGATTATAAGATAGTTTCAGACAATTATAAGAAACACTTACAACTATACAATCAAGATATATTTCCTGATGAGATGGCAGAATCTTATTTAAGAGTTTGGACAAAACCGGTTACTTCTTATGCTAAAAATTATTCAAAATTTGATGTATCTTTGGCTCCAATTAAAAACCATATGTTTAATAGAATGAAATCTCAATTAAAAGTAATTGAGGCAGGATTCTACAAAAAAGCTTTAATCGCATCCAATATTGGTCCATATAGTTTAGATTTAAAACATTGTTTAAAAAACGGTGAATTAGTTGATGGTAACGCACTATTAGTTGATGAGGTTAGAAATCATTCTGATTGGGCAAAATACATGGAAAAATTAATCAAGAACCCTAATATGGCAAAAGATATGGGAGAAAGATTGTATGAGACGGTTAAAGACAAATACGATTTAAATATCGTAACAAAAGACAGAGCAGAATTTTACAAATCAATATTATGATAAACATACCTTTAAACAAGATTTTATTTTTAGACATTGAAACTGTAGGTATTGAACCTACGTGGGAGGCATTATGTTTAAACAGACCTGAGCTTTCATTTCAATTTGAAAAATATTTTGATTGGTTTCAAAAAAGATTTCCTGAGGATGGAAATGAGGGTCCGGGAAAAATGTTTGTTAATAGGGCCGCATTAGTTCCTGAATTTTTAAGAATTGCCTGTGTTAGTGTAGCATTTGTTGGTCCTGACGGAGAAACTAAAATGCAATCATTCAGTAATGAAGATGAAAAAGAGATGTTAAAAGACGTTCAAAAAATGCTTCATCGTACCGGTGAATTAGGATTTTTCCTTTGTGGTCATAATGTTAAAGGATTTGACATTCCTGTTCTTGCCAAGAGAATGATAATGAATGGTTTATTACCTCCGAAAATGTTACCGGGTCATGATACTAAACCATGGGAAGTTAAGGCTCTTGACACCAAAGAGGTTTGGCAATACGGGGGATATGGGTCTTTAGCATCATTAGAATTAATGTGTGTATGTTTAGGTGTTGAATCATCTAAGAATATGGAGGTAACTGGAAATAAAGTTCATGAAGCATTTTGGGATAAGAAAGACATTAAAGGAATTGTTGAGTATTGTGAAAAAGATGTTGAGGTATTAATAGACGTAATTAAAAAATTAAAAGAACTAGTATAATGAGTATGTTAGATGGATTAGATGGATTAGGGTTTGACCCCGAAATTTTGAACGATATTCAAAATCATTTTAAAAAAATACAGGAAGAAGCTGGTGTTGAAATTGACGAAAATGACGAATATCAAAAAGAATTGGAAGAATTAATTGGTATGACTTATGAGGAAATGAATCAAGATGCAATTAAAACTTTTAAAACAAAAATTTTGAAAGTTGAGTTGTTGAATGGAGATGCGAGATTCCCTGAATATGCATATCCGAGTGATTCAGGATTTGACTTATTTTCAACAGTTGAAATAATACTACAACCATTTGGAAGAGCTTTGGTTCCAACAGGTATTAAATTATCCATTCCGGAAGAATTTGAAATTCAAGTTAGACCTAAAAGTGGATTAGCGATTAATCAAGGATTAACCGTCTTAAACACACCGGGAACTGTTGATTCCGGTTATAATGGTGAAATTAAAGTAATCATATTCAACACAAATAATACATCAGTAACAATACCTAAAGGAACTAAAATTGCCCAAGCAGTTTTATCTCCGGTGGTAAATGGAAAATATGTTGATTTAATTCAAGTTAACAAAGTTAGTGATGGAGATAGAGGAGATAACGGATTTGGCAGTACAGGATTAAAATAATATGATAACAGTAGGATATTCAACAAGAACTCATAACCCAGAGTTCATCGAATACTTGAAAAAAAGTTCAGGTTTCAAAAAAATTGAGGTTATTGAAAAAATAAATAATGGTGAAAAATCTCTTTCTGAGGTTTACAACGAAATACTATCCGAGTCAAAGACGGATATTGTTGTTTTATGTCATGATGACATTTATTTTGACACTAATGCATGGTATGCAAAACTAATTAAACATTTCGAAAAATCTGATTTTGGGATTATCGGTATGGCAGGAACTACAGATATGCCAGAAAGCGGTATGTGGTGGGAGAATAGAAAAAAAATGGTTGGGATAGTAAACCACGAACACGAAGGAAAAAAATGGGAATCTAAATATTCTGATAGTCTTGGTAATAATATTTTAGAAACCGTTATTGTTGATGGTCTTTTTATGGCAATTAATAAAAAACGAATTAAGAAAAATTTTAACGAAGAATTTAAAGGATTTCACTTTTATGATATACCATTTTGCTTTGATAACTATTTGGAAGGTGTTAAGGTTGGTGTCATTACAAACATTAGAATCACACACAAATCTATTGGTCAAACTAATGAACAATGGGAAGAAAATAAGAAATTATTTGCCGAAAAATATAAATCAAACTTACCTGTAAAATTACCATATAACGAACAAAGAAAATTAAAAGTATTATTATCTTGTTTGTTCTTCAAAACATTTACTGGTTCAGAACTTTATGTCTATGAATTAGCAAAAAATTTAATCAAACAAAATTGTGATGTGACTGTTATGTCTCAAATTGGTGGACCCTTAACAGATTTGGCGAAAAAACAAGGAATTAAATGTGTCTCTTTTGAAGACGCGCCCGGATTTAAAATGGGTGATGGAAAATGGGGTCATACAACAGATAAGGGATTCCAACCATCTCAACCAAATGTTATGTATAGAGTATCAGAAGTTAATTTTGATTTAATTCATATGCAACACAAACCTGTTGCTGAAAGAATGGTCCAATTTTACCCTGAAATCGATAAAATCTATTCGATACATTCTGAAGTAATAGAATTGGAAAACCCAATTAAACACGAATCGATTAAAAAATACATTGCAATTAGACCGGAAATTAAAGATTATTTAATTAATTTTTTCCAAATACCTGATGAAGAAATTGAAATAATCTATAATCCAATTGATAATGAAAAATTCAAACCGAAACCAATTAAAGAAGAAAATAGTGTTCTTTTTGTTGGAACAATTGATTACCTAAGAAAAGAGACCATTTTAGATTTAGCAGAACTAACTAAAGATGATGGTAAAGAATTATGGTTAGTTGGAGAAGATAAAGGAAATTATTTGCAACAAGTCTTAGTTGAACCTCATGTGAAACATTTCCCACCAACGTGGAATGTCGAATCATTTATATCTAAGTGTTCGGAAACAGCCGGGATTCAATTAGGGAGAACAACTATTGAAGGATGGTTATGTGGGAAACCGGGATGGATTTATAATGTCGATTCAGGAGGGTTTATTTTAAATAAAGAAAAATTTGAGGTACCTAATGACTTAGAAAAATATCATTCCTCAAAGGTCACTAAACAAATAAAAGACGAATACATTAAAATAATTTAATATGAAAATTGGTGTTATAGGGGCAAACACATTAGGTGTTGCATTTTCCTTAATTTGTGAAAAGGCAGGATATGATGTAACAATTTATGATGAAAATGAAGACATTATCTTTAATTTAAATAATGAAATTTTTATTACAAAAGAACCATTAATTCAAAAAATGTTATTTGAATCATATGAGTTTTCAGGAACTACTAATGTAATTGAGTTGATTGAAAGATGTGATATAATTTTCACCTTTGTCGACACACCTCCAACATTGGATGGTGGGAATGACACCACAAAAGTTTTTGAAGTAACTAATCATTTTTTCACCGCATCACAATTAGATAAATCAATTTTTAATAAAAAATTTATAATTGGTTCGACAATGAATCCGGGAGAAACCGAACAAATTCAAGAAAAACTTCATATGTTCAATATTAAAGTTGGGTATTGCCCATCAATGTCGTCTGAAGGTAATATTATTAACGGATACTATAATTCGGATGTTGTGATTTTTGGGACCGAGTATCAAGAATTATCTAACGAGTTAATGAATGTGTTTAATAAAATACAACCAAACGGTCTTAATCTTTGTACCATGTCCTCAAAATCGGCGGAAATAACCAAACTAGCAATAAACACCTTTTCTTCAATGAAAATAAGTTTTGCTAATATGTTAGGTGATTTATTAGTTAAATCCGGATTGAAAAATGAAAGTAACCTTATCTTAAACGCCATTGGTCAAGATTCAAGAGTGGGTGTGAAATCATTAAAATATGGGTTTGGATATGGAGGACTTAATCTTCCAAGGGATACAAAAACCTTAACAGATTATTTAAAAAAATATGATATAGACACAACACTAATCACATCAGTTAAAGAAAGCAATGATAACCATTCAAAATTTTTAAAAGAATTTTACATATCTCAAAACCCAAATAAAGAAATCCCTTTTGTGATTGGACAAATAGGGTTTAAGAACGGTACCGACAATTTAATCAATTCACAACCATGGAATCTATGTATTGAATTATTAGATGAGGGATATTACATTAACGTAATTGATGACAATCAACTTGGTAACCAATTCAATGAATTGTGTTTATCTTACAATAACAGACTTAAATTTTATAAATCAGGAACAACACCTGAAGGATATCTAATCAAATTATAATGAAACTATTAATTAAATTTCCAACAAGAAATCGTAAGAATAAATTTTTTACAATACTAAAACAATATCAAAGATTATGTGAGGATATTGAAAACACATTTTTTCTAATAACATTAGATAATGATGATGAAGAAATGAATTCGCCTGAGGTTGCGGATATTTTTAGTACATTCAAAAATGTGACCTATGTTTATGGTAACAGTACCTCAAAAATTCACGCAATAAATAGAGACATTGAAATTATTAATGATTGGGATATCGTTTTACTCGCTTCTGATGATATGACCCCAAAAGTTAAAGGGTATGATAATATTATTCGTAATAAAATGAAAGAACATTATCCTGACACTGATGGTGTTTTATGGTTTAATGATGGTCACCAAGGAAACAATCTAAACACACTATGTATTTTAGGTAAAAAATACTACGAAAGATTTAATTATATTTACCATCCGGAATATAAATCAGTTTGGTCAGATAATGAATTTATGTTAGTTGGGAATATCTTAAAAAAACAAACTTACTTTGATGAGGTGATTATTGAACATGAACACCCTGATTGGGGATATGGGAAAAGAGATGTTATCCATAGAATAAATTCGGAAAATGAAAGTCACGATAGAAATTTATTTACCACGAGAAAAAACAATAATTTTTACTTATGAAAAAAATAATAAGTTTTTCTCTCTGGGGTGACAACCCTAAGTACACAATAGGAGCAATTAGAAATGCCGAACTAACACCCATAATTTATCCCGGATGGATTTCAAGATTTTATTGTGGGGAGTCAGTTCCAACAGATATTGTTAAAAAATTAATATCTTTACCCAACACCGAAGTTGTTATGATGGGAGTCGATGGTGATTGGACCGGAATGTTTTGGAGATTTTATGCTTGCGAGGATTCTGATATTATGTTATCTCGAGATACCGATAGTCGACTATCTAATAGAGAAAAGTTAGCAGTTGATGAATGGATAAAATCTGATAAAGATTTTCATATTATGAGAGACCACCCTTATCATAATACAGAAATTTTAGGTGGAATGTGGGGGGTCAGAAATGGTATATTAAAAAATATAAAAGAATTAATTGAGGATTACACTAAAGGTGATTTTTGGCAAGTCGACCAAAATTTTTTAAGAGAAAAAATATACCCATTAGTTGCCAATAATAGTTTCACTCACGATTCTTATTTGAATTATAGTCCCAATCCAAAACCATTCCCATCCGAAAGAATAAACAGAGAATTTGTTGGGGATGTTTTTGATGAAAATGAAAATAGACACCCAGAATATTATTTACAAATTCATTAAAATAATTATGACATTAACAATTTTAATTTGCGCTCATAGTACAAGTAATTTTAACGATGAATTACTAAATAAATCAATACTATCATTAGTTAATCAAACTTATAAAAATTTTAAAACAGTGATTGTTTTAGATGAGTGTTGGGATAAAACTAAAGAAATGATTTCCTCTTCAAATTATGAATTAGATTTAACAATATTGAGTAAAGAAAAAAAACAGGGGTTGTCATACGCTAAAAATTTTGGATTATACCATATAGATACTGAATGGGTTGGGTTTTTAGATGCCGATGATTTATTTGTACCAAACAAACTTGAGGAACAAGTTAAATACATAGAAAATAATAACGTTGATTTTTTAGGGACCAAATCTTGGTATATTGATGGTTTAAACGAGACAAACTTATACCCTAATTGGTATCTAACCAATGAAGAAACTCCATTCTGTGAAAGTCACGAAGACATTAAAAATAAGATATTTGAATCAAATGTCTTAACTCATGGTTCGATGTTAGTTAGAAAAGAGTGTATAAATAAATTAAACGGATATCAAGATGTTAGAGGTATGGAAGATTGGGATTTATGGAAAAGAGGAATTTCAAACAATTTTATTTTTCATCAATTACAAGATAAACTTTATATCTACAGAAGAGGAACTAGCGTTCCAATATAATTAAATGAAATACATTTATCACCATTTAGGATTAGGGGACCATATTATTTGTAATGGTATTGTTAGACATTATCGAGAAATATATGGAGAGGTTACTATTTTTTGTAAACCACATTATCAAACCAATGTCGAATATATGTATCGTGATGATAATAATATCATTGTGTTACCCATTGGAGAAGACTCCGATGTTCTTAATTACATAAATCAAAACAACTTACATTCGGATTTAATAACGATTGGTTTTAACAGACCGGGATTTAATAATGCAAAAACATTTGATGAAGGATTTTATAACACTGTTGATTTACCGTTTGAATATCGATTCACCAAATTTAAATTTGATAGAAATACCGATAAGGAGTCCGAAGTTTATAATGAATTAAACCCAAATAATGAACCTTACATTTATGTTCATGATGACCCACAAAGAGGTTTTAAAATTGATAGGAATAAATTAAACACTAATCTAAAAATTATCGAAAATGATAAAAGATTTTTAATGTTTGATATGCTAAAAATTATAGAAAACGCAACTGAAGTTCATAGTATGCAAACAGGAATGAAAGATTTGATTAATTCTTTTAACTTTAATAATCCAAAATTTTATTTACATTGGTACGTTAGACCATATAACGATAATTACGATAGTGTTGGATTAAATAAATTTACTAAAATATATTAAAAATGAGGGCTTACGTATCAAGTCATTTACAAGGAGGGTTAGGAAATTACCTATTTCAAATTTCCGCAGCATATGGTGTCTCACTAAGACACGATAAAGAATTAAAAATTGACATATCGGATATTTCCGTTATTCATAGCCCATTAGAGTCGTACTATAGTAATATTTTAAGGAATATAACATTTGGGGATGTTGATGAGTTTGAATTAGTTCATGGGTCACATCATTCACCAATCACATATTTGGACATACCATTAGTGGATGGTAATTTAAAACTAGACGGTTATTATCAAAACGAAAGATATTTCAAAGAATATAGGAATGAGGTATTAAGTCTATTCGAAATAGATGACTCAACCAAAGAATATTTGAATAAAAAATATTCTGATATTTGTTTTGACAATACTTGTTCTATACACGTTAGAAGAGGTAACTACGTAGAAAAACAAGACTTTCACCCTTTACAGACAATCGAATATTATAAAAGAGCAATTTCAATAATAGGGGAAAAAACATTATTTTTAATTTTTTCTGACGATATTGAATGGTGTGAAGAAAATTTAGATTTTATTGAAAATAAAATTTTTATCAGTGGAAATTTGGATTATCAGGACTTATATTTAATGTCAATGTGTAGTCATAATATCATCGCTAACTCAAGTTTTAGTTGGTGGGGTGCTTGGTTAAATAAACATAACGATAAGAAAATAATATACCCTTCGTTTTGGTTTAAAAATGGACCGGAAAGTCATGAAATCGGTGGGGAAAATTGGATTAAAATTTAATAACATATGAGAAAATATTTAATAACCGGTTCAAATGGACTTGTGGGTTCATCCCTAAAAAACATATTAGGGGATGGTCACATTTACCACACAAAAAATGAGGTTGATTTAACCGATTCAAAAAAAACATTAGATTATATTACATATCACGTTAAGAATAACGGGGTTAATACAATTATTAATTGTTCCGCAAAGGTTGGTGGTGTTCAAGCTAATATGAGAAATAACAAAGGGTTTTTCATAGAAAATTTCATGATAAATAATAACGTAATAGAATCTTCATTCAAAAACGAAATCCCTAATTTTGTTAATTTATTGTCAACTTGTATATTTCCGGATGAAAATATCACATTCCCACTAACCCCAAATCAAATTGATAATGGGGCTCCTCACTTTTCAAATCACGGATATGCTTACTCAAAAAGAATTGCCGGATACCAAACAAACGTTATTAAAAAAGTATTGAAGTCGAATTGGATATCGGTAATCCCTACAAATGTTTATGGTATAAATGATAATTTTCATTTAGAAGATGGTCATATGATTCCAGCAATGATACATAGAGCCTATTTGTCAAAATTAAATTCTGAAAAAATGGTTGTGTGGGGAGATGGAAGTCCTTTAAGACAAGTAATTCATTCTGATGATTTGGCTAAATTAATTTTATGGTCATTGGATAATTGGAAAAGTGATGAATCATTTATGGCAATAAACCCTAATGAACATTCAATTCTTGATATCGCAAACATTATTTGTAACACTTTAGGAATTCCGGAAAACGACATAATATTTGATTCAGGGAAACCAATGGGTCAATATAGAAAACCTGCTATTTCTAATGCTCCTGAAAATTTTGATTTCACACCATTAGAATCAGGAATAAAACAAACCATTGATTGGTTTATCAAAAATTACGATACAATTAGAAAATAAAAAAAAGTATGAGAAAATATGATATTGTTATAGTATCTCATGAAAAAGATTTTAATAATATAAAACACATAGTCGAACATTGTGAAAAAAATTTAGAATTTGATTCAATACATTTGATACTCAGTGACCGACAACCATATCATGATATGGGGTTATTACAAACATTAACTAAAAGACCGGTACACTATCATTTAGAAACAGATGTTTTAAGAATAGACAAATCAAAATTAAGACACAGACCAAATTGGATTTATCAGATGATGTTAAAAATTTTTCAAAATGTCACAAGTAACGATAACTTTTTAGTAATCGAATCCGATTGTGTTATTTTAAAAAATTTAGAGTTTTTTAACGAAGATAAAACTATATTTTATTTGGGTAGAGACCATTACCACCAACAATATTACACATTTAATCAGAGGTTATTAAAGATTGGGAGAGAGTATGACCACTCTTTCATTTCCGAATTTATGATGTATGATAAAAGAGTGGTTAAAGAACTTTTAAACAAAACAAACTGTAATACTGTTAATGATTTTTTAGAACTTCTTTATCATTATGTTGATGGGGATAGTTACCCATCAGATTATGATTTATATGGTAACTTTTTCTACACTAACTATCCTGAAAAGTTTGAAACAAAAGTATTAAATTTTGATATGTCAGGGAGAAGCACCGACTATTGGTCGGATAACGAAATTAAACAATTAATACTTACTCATCAAGATAAAGACGCAATAAGCTTTCATTGTTGGGGGTATAATTAAAAACAAATAAATAAAATATGGATGAAAAAATAACATTAGTAAAAGACACCATTGACATTGATGATGTAAATAAATTGATTGATTGGTTGAAAACTAATCCAAGATTAACTAAAGGAGATTTAACCATTGAATTTGAAAAACAATGGTCCAAATGGTTAGGTACAAAATATTCAGTATTTGTTAACTCAGGGTCTTCAGCAAATTTAGCTGCAATATATTCTTTAATACTTTCAGGTAAATTAAAAAATAATAAAATAGTTGTACCAGCAGTATCTTGGGTAACTACCGTAACTCCAGCAATTCAATTAGGGTTAGAGCCTATAATGTGCGAATGTGATATGAATAACTTAGGGTTAGATATTAATCATTTGAAAGAGATTATTAAGAATGAATCCCCAAGTGCAATAATTTTAGTTCACGTATTAGGATTCCCAAATCACATGGATGAAATTATTAAGTTATGTGAAGAAAATGATATTATGTTAATTGAAGATACTTGTGAATCTATAGGTTCTGAATATAATGGGAAAAAATTAGGTACTTTCAGTGATTTATCTACTTTCTCGTTTTACTTTGGACACCATATGTCAACTATTGAGGGTGGAATGGTATCTACAGACGATGAAGAATTATACCATATTTTATTATCAATACGTTCTCATGGATGGGATAGAGATTTACCTCAAGAAAAACAAGAGTCTCTAAGAAAAAAATATAATGTGGACCCTTTCAGGTCATTATACACTTTTTACTACCCAGGATTTAATTTAAGAGCAACTGATTTACAGGCGTTCATAGGATTAAACCAAATGGAAAAACTAACAACTATTGTAGAAAATAGATATAAAAATTATGTTAGGTATAAAAATGAAATCAAAAATAACTTTTGGAATGTATCACCACCTGAAAATTCTTACGTATCAAATTTTTCATTCCCAATTATAACTAAAAATATCAAATCATTAACTAAAGCGTTAATTGATAATAATATTGAATGTCGTCCATTAATTTGTGGTTCAATAAATGAACACCCGTTTTGGTATGAAAGATATGGAAAACAGGAATTACCAAACTCAAAAATGGTACATGAGTACGGAATATACATACCAAATAACCATCAGATGACTGATGATGAAATAACCAAAGTAATTAAAATAGTTAACAATAATTTATGAAAATAGCATTAATCACTGGAATAAATGGACAAGATGGTTCATATCTTGCAGAATTTTTATTAGAAAAAGGATATGAAGTACATGGAACTTTAAAAAGAAATTCAGTTGCGGAAAATCAAACATCAAGATTAACATCGGTATATGATAAAGTTAAGTTACATTATGCCGATTTAACTGATTTATCATCACTGATAAATGTAATTCAAAAAGTATTACCTGATGAAATTTATAATTTAGCTGCACAATCTCATGTTAGAATATCATTTGACCAACCCTTATACACCGCAAATGTTACTGGTATTGGAACTTTGAATATGTTAGAGGCTGTTAAGTCGATTAAACCGGATGCGAAAATTTATCAAGCGTCATCATCTGAAATGTTTGGTAATTCTATCGACCCGGATGGATTCCAAAGAGAAACAACACCAATGAATCCAGTCTCACCTTATGGATGTGCAAAAGTTTTTAGTTATAACATTTGTCGTAACTACCGTAATTCATATGGAATGTTCATTTCAAATGGTATTTTATTTAATCACGAATCTCCACGAAGAGGAACTAATTTTGTAACAAATAAAGTTTGTAAAGAAGCAGTTAAAATTAAATTTGGATTATCAAACGAATTAAAATTAGGTAACTTAGAGGCAACAAGAGATTGGGGCCACGCTAAAGATTATGTTAAAGTAATGTGGGAAATACTACAATTAGATAAACCCGATGATTTTGTATGTGCAACAGGAATTTCACATACGGTACAGGATTTATGTGAATATGTATTTAAAAAATTAGATTTAGATTGGACAGAATATGTCAAACAAGATGAGAAATTCTTAAGACCTGAAGAATTACATAATTTAAAAGGAGACCCATCAAAATTAGTTAAAGCCACTAATTGGACTCATGATTACACATTTGAAACCATGTTAGATGAGATGGTCGAATATTGGATAAACTATTACAAAAAAAATTAAACTATGGTAACAATACCTGTTAGTGTTGGAGAGTTGATTGATAAATTATCAATTCTTCATGTAAAACAATTAAAAATTGTTAATGAAGATAAATTATCATTCATTAATAGAGAATTTGAACTAATATACAATATGTCATCAATATATTTGGACGATGAAAAGATTTTAAATCTTTATCGTCAATTGATTGACGTTAATTTAAGTTTATGGGATGTTGAAGATGAGTTAAGAAACATTGAAACTACAAAAAATTTTGACAACCATTTTATTGAATTGGCGAGAAAAGTGTACTACACTAATGACGATAGATTTATATTGAAAAACCAAATTAACGAATTAACCAATTCTGAGGTTAGGGAACAAAAAGATTATATCGAATACAAATAAATTATTAAATTTAAACTGTGCAAAAACCAACGAAAGGAAGTAAACCGAAACCAACTCCAACACCAATGAGTGATAAAGTTGATGCAAGAACAAAAAAACAATTAATTTGTTCCTTGGTTAAAAAGAAAACTAAACAAAAGTTCTTATCGGAGAGTCAAAGAAAATATTACGATATTCTCCATAATAATCAAATCACTATTTGTTCAGGACCTGCAGGTGTGGGTAAAAGTTACATAGCAATGAAAGCTGCGGTGGATTTATTATTGGATGAGAATAATCCGTATGAAAAAATAATCATAGTAAGACCTGCGGTTGAGGCGGAAGAAAAACTTGGGAGTTTACCCGGAGGTGTTGAAGAAAAATTAGACCCTTACATTTTCCCATCATATTATCTCTTAAATAAAATAATTGGAAAAGAAACTAGAGAAAAATTAAAAGATATTGAAGCCATTGAAGTATTTGCATTAGCGTATATGAGAGGTATGAATATTGATAACTCAATATTAATCTTTGAAGAAGCACAAAATTCAACACCAAGTCAAATGAAACTTTTATTAACAAGGATTGGTTTTAATTCTAAATTTTTTATTTCAGGGGATTTAGAACAATTTGACAGACACAAAGATAAAACACAAACAGGGTTGTGGGACGCATTAAAAAAGTTTCAAGATTTAGAAGATATTGGTACTTTTGAATTCAACCCGGAAGATATTGTAAGAAACCCACTAATTTCTAAAATATTAAAAAGATACGAACCATGAGAATTGGAATAGAGTTAAATGGGGTGTTGAGAGATACCCTAAAAAAAATACAACAGGAATATGAAAAATGGTATTTAGAAAACCCATTTACTGACCCTGAAGAAGAATTTGAATATCAGGTCATTTCAGATATCAATACTTTAGATATTATGAATCATTTAAAATTTAAAGACGAAGATGAATTGTACAATTTTTTGTATAAAGAACATACAATGGAAATCTTTGGACATTCGGGTTCTGTTGAAGTGTCAAGTATGATGGATTTTAATGAATTTTATTTAGATGTTAGAGATAATCACGATATCTTAATTGTTTCAGATGAAATGGGTAAATCAAAACCTGCCTCATTATTTTTCATTTCAAAATTCGGTTGTTTAGTTGAAACAGTAAAATTTTATAGCGAAACAACAATAAATTCTATGTGGGATTCAATAGATGTTTTACTTACAGCAAATCCTAAACTATTATTAGAACATCCTGAGAATAAAATGGTGATTAAATTTAACACCAACTATAACTCAGAAATTAACATCGAGCATTCAATATCAAGTATGAAAGAGCTCAAATCTAAAATCAAAGAAATTTATGATTAAGGTATTAGGAGAAAATTATTATGTTGACTTAGACTTAGTTGAAGAGTATATTGGAATACCCAACGACGACGAAACAATGTCCGGAGAAACCGAAATAAAAATAAACATTGTTAAGTTTGACTTGGTTAAAATGATGTTAGACACAGTATTAACCGAACATGAAGAACTTGATGAAACTTTAGGGATGAAACAATCATCAGGAACTAGCATTCCTTTTAGAATCGCATTCAACAGTTTATTAAATAAAAAACTTATAAATCACTATTAAAATATGGAAAATTCGTTAGAAGAAAAAGTAAAACAATCCATCCAAACATTAAGAGACAAACAAGCAAGAATTTATCTATTAGTTCAAGACACTAAAGGTAATGCAAGAGCCTCTGTTCGTTATATGTACCAAATGGGTAAAACATTAAAAGATAATGGGTTTAACCCAATTATACTTCATGAAAAAGCTGATTATGCAGGTGTAATTGCATGGTTAAGTGAAGAATACATGGAGTTACCTCATAAAGCCATTGAAGGTCAAAATTTGGAAATATCACCTGAAGACTTTTTAGTAATACCTGAAGTATTTGGATATGTTATGGACCAAGTAAAACAGTTGCCATGTGCTAAAATTGTATTAACACAATCTTACGCATATATGTTGGAAACATTACAACCAGGTCAAACATGGGCTCAGTTTGGGTTCATGAAATGTATCACAACAAATAACAAACAAAAAGAATACATTGAAAAGGTTATGAGAAATTGTTCTTTTGATATTCTTGAACCTTATATTAGTGAATCGTTTGAACCTAAATCTTTACCTCCAATGCCAATTATTGGTATTCACACTAAAGACCAAAGCGACGCAGTTAATTTAATCAAAACATTTTATTTAAAATTCCCACAATATCGTTGGTTTACATTTAGAGATTTAAGGGGATTATCTGAATCAGAATTTGCAAACTCACTTAAAGATTGTTTTGTAAGTGTTTGGGTGGATAATGAAAGTGGGTTTGGAACATTCCCATTAGAATCCATGAAATGTAATGTACCGGTTATTGGTAAAGTACCTAATCTATCTCCTAGTTGGATGAACGAAGATAATGGAATATGGATTACAGACCAAACAATACTTGCCGATGTAGTTGCAGATTTTATTCAAAATTGGTTAGAAGATAATATTAAACCTGAAGTTTATGAAGAAATGAAAAAAACATCAGAACAATTTTCAGATAAACAAAAATTCGAATCTACAGTTGTTACCTTATTTGAAGGGTACTTAAACGTAAGAGCCGAGGCATTCGAACAACAAATAACAAAAACAGAAGAATAATATGGAAAACAAATTATCACTTTCAATTATATTACCAATCAAATCTTCAAAAGTTAAAGATTTTGAAGATTATTTTAACAAAGCAATAGAATCAATTAAAAACCAACAAATTGGTGTTGAGGAATTGGTTATTGTACATACTCCGGAAGAGTCATTAGTCTCTCATTTAAATGGATATGACTTTGGAGAACTAACAGTTACCAAATTACTTTGGGATAAAGACCCAAGTTATATGGACCAAGTTAACCACGGAATTAAAAACGCAAAAGGTAAATGGATTTCATTATTCGAATTTGATGATGAATACTCATCAATTTGGTTTAAAAATGTTAAAAAATACACTGAAGCTTATCCGGAAATACAAATGTTTCTACCTGTAGTTGTTGAAACAGATGAAAAAGGTGTTTTTGCCGGATTTACAAATGAGGCAACATTCGCTGCTAATTTCACACAAGAGGTTGGATTTTTAACTAACGAAACATTACAAAATTATCAAAATTTCCAAACAGCGGGGTCTGTATTTAAAAAAGAAGTTATTGAGGATTTTGGAGGATTTAAATCGTCAATAAAATTAACTTTTATTTATGAATTTTTATTAAGACTAACTTACAATTCAGTTTCAATTATGACCATACCTAAACTTGGTTACAAACATACCAATATGAGAGAAGGTTCAATATTTTGGAATTATAAGTTTGGTGAGTCAGTTATGACAGAAGACGAAGTTAAGTTTTGGATTCAAACGGCTAAACGAGAATATTTCTTTGTTGAGGATAGAGCCATAAAATATGAACCATCCAATGAGTAAATGCAAGAAACTCTATCTGCGTCAACAGAAGATGTTTTATCAAAAAAAAGAGGTAGGAAAACAGTTAATCTAAATTATTTCGCTGAAAGAGAAGAATTGGCAGTAAGAAATTTTTTAATTGCCGAAACTTCTGAGGAAAAGAATAAAATTTATAATGAATTTTTAAGAGCCCCTCTCGATAAAATGATATCTTCTATTATAAGACGATACAAATTATATCGTAAGGATATGGATTTTGTTGAAATTCATACCGATACACATTCTTTTTTAATGACCAAAGTTGATAAATTCAAACCGGCTAAAGAAAAGAAAGCATATTCATATTTTGGAACTATTTGTAAAAATTATTTAATGGGTCAAATCATTAAAGACCAAAAAGAAACAAATAGAAAAGTATCTTATGAAGATATTTCCGCAAGTATTGAAGAGAGACCTGATATGATTTATAGAATTGATGATGATGTGGTCGAAAGTCATGTTATCATCAATGAATATCTCAAAGAATTGAAAGAATTTATTGAACGTGAATCGTTAAATGATAATGAAAAAAAATTGGGTTACGCCCTGATTGATTTGTTTGATAATTATGAGGAAATATTCTCAGGGGCCGATAATAACAAGTTCAATAAAAATGTCATACTTCTTTCATTAAGAGAAATGACAAATTTAAGTACTAAAGAAATTCGTAGTTCTATCAAACGATTCAAAAAACTTTATCTAATTATTCAGGTAAAGATGAAAAACTAAACGGAAAGTATTTATTAGTATGGCAAGACCCACAAGAAAAGAAATTAATTTTTCAAAAGATTCTATATTATCGCTTATGCAAGAAATTTATAATGAACTTGTTGAGCAAAGACAGACTGCAATTAGAATCCAAAACAAAATGTTGGCAATGTTGAAAGACCCTGCTGATATGGTAACAATTGGACCTGTAATTGAAAAACAACAAAAAATCGTTAATGATTGCGTTGAGAAGAAAATTAGTTTATCTAAATTACAATCAAGTATTTGGGAAAAATCTAATAATAACACAGAATCATTTTCAATGGCCGATTTAGACGATGATTTAATCCAAAATCTAATTGAGAAAGATGTTTCAGGCGATTTAGAATCGTATAAAATGTAATAAGATGCAATCTTTATCAAATAACACAACAACAACATCTGGCGGGGGAAACCCTGATTTAAATAATTCGGAGGAAAAAATCCAAAGAAGACTTGCGGCAATTAAAACTTTTCGAGAAGTTTCTCAATCTGAAAAAGATTTAATTAAAAACGCCGGTAGTTCGTTATCTAAATCAAACGCACAATTAGCAACACAACTTGATAAAGTCAAAGACCTTCAAAAAAGGTATTTAAAAGACCCACCAAATTCAACAGATAAAATGTTGGATTTTTTGGGTACTACTAAAGGTAATGGTTCAGAATCTTTATCTTATTTAAAAAAGAAAGTTCTTGAAGTTGCGGTAAAAATTGAACCAACTATTGCTGCAATTGTCAAAGAACAAACAATTAAAGCGTTGGGGTGTTCACAAGAACAAACATATAAAGGTTTCAATCTTAATGGATTGGAAATAAGTCCACTTGCAACATTACCACAGTCTGAAGGTATTTACATTCCGGTACAATCAATTGACTTTTTCTCTAATTTAAAAAATTCACCTGATACACCATTTGGTAAAATGTTCTATGAGAAACCCGTTCCATCCGCAAGCCCAATTTTTAAACCTTACGGTGGTACAAAGTCGTTCCCAATGAACAAACAATTGTACCAAATAATGGAGACTCAAAATTTAGGTCGTTCATATTCACAAATTAATGGTAAAAATTATTTAGGAAAATCAGGACAAAATTTATTTGATTTCCAATACACCACACAGAATAATTTTGGTGTGACAGGAAATTATTTTAGAATGTTATTACTTGACCGAGATAATAACGTAAATAATGTTGGCGAATTTTTATCCGATTACTACAGTACAATTAAATTAATTGACCCTGTAGATGTTGGGATGCAATTAACTAACATAGTCTCAGGGGCTATTAGTATTAACTCGCAAATAGGTATTGGGGAAATCACTAATCAATCTAAATTCATGTTAATTGCTCAACGAGTTTTAGGACTTTGTTTTGACTCAAGACAAGAAATTGATGTTAGCGGTACTGCAAAAATTGCCGAGTTAGATGGTGTTGATGATAGTTTTTTTGAATTAACTGAAGTTGATTTAAGGAATATTGATGTTGAAATTACCAATGTTCAAAATGGAGTAATGGAATTTGTTGATTGTGATAATGTTAAATTACCTGTTGATAGTGAATCATTAGTTTCACAACTTATTGATTTTAGAGATGACGTTGATACCCAAACTCCGGAACAACAAGTTAATTCAATTAATAATATACTCAACTCAATATCGCAAAACCCACAATGGGCACCAATGATTCCGTCAAATTTTAACGCATCGGTGGCGATAGATAAGAATATAATTCAAAAAATTCCTTTAGCCGTTGCCGCAGGAGTTTTATCCCCTAAAGTATTATTACCACTTTACACTTTATTATCAGTTGTCCAATCAGGAGCAACTTATACCTATAACCAACAGGTAACCTCAGTAAATGAAGTCATTCAATCGGGGAATAGTAACACATCACAAGGAAGTAATATCGTTGCCGATGGTACGGACTTTTTGAAAAAATATAAAAAATTCTCAATAGATACCATTTCATTAATTAATAATGAATTTTTAAAAGTTTTATTTCAAGAACTAAAAAGAGACATTTTATTATTAGTTGTTGCAGTCTTAAAGGACGTAAATAAATCTCAAAGATTGAAGAAATATGCTATCATATTAAAATTAATCCAATTGGCTTTAATTATTTCACAATTGATTAGTGATTATAGAAAGTGTAAATCATTAATGAGTAATATTTTATTATTATTGGATACGATTAATGGGTTAGGACCAAAACAATTAATTAGTAAAAATGATATCCCAAAACCACTATTATATTTATCTCAATTTTTACCCGGATATTCACCAGAAAGGGCAACTATAAACACGATTGAATTATTACAAGGTCTTGGTATCCCAACAGGGGCGTTACCGGATGGGTCACCTAATTTAATGTTATTGTATAATCTAATGTCAAATCGAGGTGTAGATACAGAAAGAGCGGAAAATGAAAAAATATCAATTGTATTAACAGACCCAATATCGGGAACAGGAAAAGCCATTTAATATGAGAAAAGAAGAATTTGAAAATATAGTTAAGGAACAATCAAACCTTAAAAACTTACCTAACCAAAAATTGGTTGAGTTCATGGATTTATTATCTTTAGATTTTGAAGGTACTAAACAAAATATAATTAATTCAACTCTTTATTTAGATAAGGTGGAAGAATTGTATAATAATACTTTAAAAGTATACCAAGAAAGAAATAAATAATGAGTGATTCTATATTTTATCAGTGTATTGTTTTAGATAATCAAGACCCTCTAATGCTTGGAAGAGTTAGGGCTAGAATTGTTACGGACAACTATGAGGACATCCTTAATAGTGTTGATAGTCCAAAATGGAATCCTGAAAAAGACCCGTGGACTTCAAGAGACCCATTGGTCTTTAATTCATTATTACCTTATTTTATCTATCAAGTTCCAAAAGTTGATGAGTTAATTCAAGTAATGTTTTTGAATTCTGATTTTAAATACCAAAATCAGTATTACGTTCAGAATAATTTCTCAAGCCCTACTGCAACATTTAAAGAATTCAATTTTGGTGCCAACAAATTTACAGGGACAGGATTTCAAATACAAAACCCAAGACCGTTAAAAAATCAAAATGGGACATATACTGATAATGGAATTCATGAAGGTGTGTTCCCACAACCGGGTGACAACGCAATTTTAGGTCGAGGAAGTGCCGATTTAATTGTTAAACAAGATGAAGTATTATTAAGAGCAGGTAAATTTGCCGGTGATGTACTACAACCTAATGTAGTCCCGACCGCAAATACAAAAAGAGGGTTTTTACAATTAACAAAATTTAATAGTGTAAAACAAAGTTTATCCCCTAAAACCTATTTTGAACTTAAAGAAAATGTTCTTTTAGCCAAATATCTAATCGAATGGGTTGTTAATAACCCTGAGAATACACAAGATATGTTTGGAGGTTCTGTTTATTTATATCAATTAAAATCGGATTTATCTGTTAATACAAAAAACTTAACTGTTGGTAGTTTAGTTAATGAAAATTTGAAACAGTTAATTACTGTTCAGGATTTTAATTTATTATCTAAATCTGAGGTAATTAAATTCATCAACTCATTTATTAAAAAATGTAATGATAAAAGTCCTTCTATAGGTGGGGTTGTAACATTTACACCAAATGCTCAAGACCCTAATTTTCCAATATTTTTTAGACCTTCAAATCCGATGTACAACATTATTAATTCATCATCGGGTGTTGAAACCGTGAATCTTTCTGAAATATACAAAGGAATTAAATTAAATTCGTCCGACCCTGGGGGTTATGGATTCATATACACTAAAGGTAAAGTAACGTTAAAGACTCCATTAGTACCTGTTAAAAAAGTGGTTCCTCAAAACACATATATCAATCAGGAATCTACTTATGGTGCAATTGGTGCCGATAAGTTTTATTTATTATCACATCAATCTCAAATCCCGGGTAAACAAAAAATCAACTTTGATAATACATTATACGGAATTAGTACTGAAAAATTTGCAGACGACATTGAACCAAATACCTCAAGTATGGTCCGAGGAGAAGAGCTTTTAGAACTAATGGGATTGATTGTTAGGTTTTTAGTAAGTCATACTCACGCGTACCCAGGATTACCTCCTGTACCTAAAACTCAGGATGGTTCTACCGTTGGTAATATCCTAACTGAGATGCAAAATGCATATACTAAAATACTTAATACAAATATTCGACTTAATTGATATTTATAATTAAAAAGGTAAATGTCAATTTTAAGGTCTTACATAGATAAAAACAACACCATCATTTCAAACTCTTATGTTAATACAGGAAGGAACCCTGTTATTGAGTTAAATTTTGGTGCATCTGATTTAATAGTTCCAAACTTTGGTTATTCAAGATTCATCTTTGATTTAGATTTATCGCTACTACGCCAAAATATCCAATCCGGAGTAATATCAACAGGATGTACCACGGGGATGACTCATACACTAAACATGACCAACACCTCTTCGTTTGATAATGAACTATTAAATACGTTCATGAGTAACGAACGAAGAAGAGCTACCTCATTTGATTTAATCTTATTTAGAATACCTCAAATTTCAGGAACTACCGGAGGAGCTCAATTATGGGATGAAGGTGTCGGATATGACTATAGTAACTTTAACTTATCCCAAGGGAGTGCAAATGGGACCTCAACCCCACTTACTTATGTGGATAGTCGGGCTTACTCTTTAAGACCATCAAACTGGTTCCAATCAACAACAATTGATAATTGGTCTCAACCGGGAATCTACGATAACAACAACCAAGGAGTTGTTAATTATTCAGGTTTGACAATTGTTGCGCGACAACATTTTGAATTAGGTAATGAAGACTTATTCATGGATATGTCTAATGAAATTAATGGAGTGTTAAATGGAACAATCACCGGTGTTACTGGGTGGGGAGTTGCGTATTTACCTCAAATAGAAAATATCTCAGGTCTTACCGATAGTTATAGTACCGCATTCTTTTCAAGACATACTCAAACTTTTTACCAACCATTTTTACAAACAACATATGACGATTTAATTCAAGATGACCGAAATCAATTTTTAAAAAATCAAGAGAATAAATTATTCTTATATGTTTATCAAAATGGTGATTTGGTTAATTTAGATTCAGACCCATTTGTTAGAATTGAAGACCGAAATGGAACTGTTGTTAGTGGTATGTCATCATTAAACACTTGTTTAAGAACTAAAGGTGTTTATGAGGTTGTGGTACCTAATGGATTTACCGGAAGCCCCGCTCCTTGTGTATTCTACGATATATGGTCAGGGTTAACAATTAATGGACAGGGAATACCAAATGTTCAAAATCAATTTATTCTTCAAGAATATACCGCAGGAATCCAAATTGGGTCTACATCAAGAGAACCTCAAAAGTATGGTTTTAATTTTTACGGTATATTACAAAATGAACAAATTCTTAATACTGACATTAGAAAAGTTGGTGTAACTATTAAAAAGGCTTACACAGGTCAACAATTGTTATTAGACGTTTCGGCATTTTACCGAGTGTATGTTAAAGAAGGGACTACAGAAGTTTTAGTACAGGATTGGACACCTATTAATAGAACACCTACGGAATACTACTTCATGTTTGATATGAGAGATAAAATACCAAATCAATACTACGTGGATATTCAAGTGAATACTTCAGGTGAAAAAGATACTTATAAAAAACAATTAACATTCAATATCGTAAATACAAAATAATTATGGGACCAGTAAAATTTCATATATCAAATAATTCAGGTTTAAGTTTACTTGTAATGAATAACCAAGTAGGTAATATTGGTGGATGTGACAATGGTGGGACATTCGATTACGAATTTGATTCGTCATTCACGAATAACACAAACGCCATTAGGTTTTATGACCCCTCAACACCGGGTACGTTTACTGATGTCGCAGGTTCTTCTTGGTCAGGTGGTGGAAGTGGATTTGACCCGGGATGGCAATCACCATTCACAATTTCAGCAAGTGGAGATTATAACGGTGTCCCTTTCAATGCCACTCAAAATGGGTGGATTGAATTACAACCTTG